TCATTCGGTTTTTCACTACGTTTTGCAACCATGAAAGCATCGTAAGCATCCCGACCTTCCGAAGTATCGTTGAACTCGATTTGGTCATGAGAGAACATGATTATGCCGAGATCAACGCGTTGCTTAATCGTCGCTTTGTAAGATGCAATCACCTCGATGTCCGGGAACTCTACCGAGAACAAGGCTTTCATGTCCTGGATGTAGTTGAGCTCGGCGCTATCGATTGACACATAACGGATGTTGAGATGCCTGTACCGCTTGATAAACGATATCAAGAACCTGGTTTTGTCATTGTACCCGCATTGTTGGAACGTCATCTTGTCAATCATGCCGATTTTGGTGTAGTCATTCCGGAATCCCCACAAGGAAATCGAGTTATAGGCTCTGGTCGCGCCGATGTCGAAGCCGATGCCGAAATAGTGATAATTCCGGACGTCAAGCGGTTTGATGTGCCTCTCTGGATCCATATATTCGAGGTAAAGCATCTTCCCCGGAGAGCCGCGCTCACCGAGTATTTTGATTTTGTAATAATAACTCCCGACCGGGTAAATGCTTTTTGCTCTCTCGATTTTCTCGAGCGTCATGATAGGATTATCTTCCATTTTCCAGTGGCGATAGTACCAACCGCTCTCCTTCGGGAACTTATCCATATCGGCTCTTATTGATGCGGGAGCATCACCGATTATAAAGCAGCGGTTAATATATTTTTGATATATGTAATGGCTCGGTACATCTCCGTTTAAAGTCCAAAGCATTTTCGGATTGTCTGCGGAAGTCTGACGAGCAAAACACTCATCGATGAACTGCTCATGCGCGTTATTTGCTTCATCAATTAGAATGACACCAAGGGTTTTCCCGAGAATTTTTTTCCAGTGACTGGCCATAGCAAATCCGCAAAGCAACACCCGTTTGACTTCCGGTTTTCCAGGGATATCGCATTTTACCTTCAGGTAGTAGCCGCCGAACTCCTCTTTTTCGCGACTGGTATATTTCGGATAACATATTTCCAAACCAAAATCGGATTGAAGAATATTATCTCGGACAGCATCTAAATCTTGAGCTGCTATCAAATGCAAACGCTCATTAGAATCCTGGACCGCTTCGAAAAAAGCCTGGATCGCGGTGACGGTCTTTTGACTACGGATCGCACCCTCGAAAACAAGCAGACGAGTTTTAGTATGCAGGAACACGGCCATGGCATCTAGGTAAGCGTCGTTGATGATGAAATCTCTTATCATGCTCCCTCACCTGCTTCTTTTTCAGGCTTGCTTTCATCCTCATCGTTAAATCCAGGAACTGTGCGACTTTTAAGCGCCTCCAGCGTGATCTGATGCATGTCAGCTTGCTTTTCGTCATCTTCGCTTCTTTGGATAATAAAGCGATCATCGTTCTTCCACTTGCCTGGAGCCAGGTTCTTAAGAGCAAAAATCAAAGCCCCGACGTCCGGCGGCAATTCTTTTGTAGTCTTTGTAATCTTTGCTCTCCCGTCACTTTCTTTTTCGATTTTTGTTTCTTCGTAGCTATAACCCATTGCCCGACGGAATAAACTATCTTCCAAATTTTCTATCAATTCTTCTTTGCTGTTTTTTAATGCTTCCGAAAATTCCGAATGTTTTAGCTTATAAAGACTAAAAGACGACATTGCTATACCGAGTTTTTTTGCTATTTGTGCCTCGGTCATTCCGTTTCTACGCCATTTCGGGATCCGATTTAGATAAGGCTTTACATGAGTATCATACTTGGATTTTCTACCACGTTTTTGCTCTTTTTTTTCATTTGCTTTATTCTGTTTTTTTTTACTCTGATTTGTGTCTTTCTTAGGCACTTAATCACCTGCTTTGATATTTAATATAAGTTATATATATACATATAAGTATTAAGCATTATAAAAGGACTTAATATACATATATTAAGTCCTCTCTGTAAAAGGAAGGAGATGAAATAATTTTATTTATTATTATCGCTTAAAAAGAGAGCGTAATTATCTAGTAAACACTCAGCATTAAGCGGGTTATGCTGAGTGTTTAAAATATATTGTGGAAGAGGCGCAAACGCATTGAAGCATACGTTTACAGTTTACACTATATCAAAGTGAAGTGTTAGATTTCAACCCCGAATTGTTAGGTTTTCCCATTTTTTCTATGATTTTTGTGTTGATATAGCGAATATAACTGTAATTATAGCGTACTTTTTCGCCGTATGCGTTAAACCTTCTTAATGATCTGTGTATTTTTTTTAGTGATTCCTCTTTGATATGTCTTCGGTAAAAAACTATTAATTCAAGATTATGTGGTCTAAGTTGTAATAATTCTCTAAATGTATCTTCAAGTTCTGCTTTATATCTTTGTTTTGTTTCTAGCTCAGCCTCTTTCTCTCTAATCTCTCTTGTTGTTTCTTCTATCTCTTTAAAAAGCTCTTTTACATTTTCGACTTTTACGGATGAAGAAACGACTTTATCATATTGCTGAGCTCGTACATCTTGCGGCCCTTTTATAAGTATATCTAACCTCTTTTTAAGCTTATCTATACTTTTATTAATACTATATATCTGTTGTTTTAATGTATTATATACATAATATATATTAATATCTTCATCTAAAACTGTTATAGTCTTTTTTGATTCCATTTACTCACTTCCTTTTCTCAAAAACAATTTCAAATCTATCTTCCGGACAGAAAACATAATTGCCACATTCATCAAGCAAAAGCAAAGCTCCATCTTGAGTAATTGAGAAGCCCTCCATATCGCAATGAACTAAACTTTTGGCCCAATCTTCCTCAAGAGCGATTTTCTCGACATCCGGATATTTTCCGGTCTTTTTATCGATTACATTAAATGTCATCCTTCCACCTTTTCAACCAAACCTGCTTGAATTAGGTCTTGTACATCTTTTCTAGTTACTTGAAGTGTTAATAAACACTTTCCTCCACCTCTAAATTTTGTTTTATTAAATTTTCTATCTTCACTATTAACACCAATTCTAAAATACTGATGCGGTTTACAACTATTATTTCTGCTATCTCTAACTGCACAAACGACTTTATCATTTCGTATTAAAAATGTTTTAAATCCATACTTTTCTAACTCTTTTAAATCAACATTATCTTTAATTTTTAGCATTTACTCATCTCCCTTCATAAGAATTTATCAACGAAAAATATCACAACAAACAACACTATTGCTAATACTAATCCTAACCACCAGCCGAGATCGTCTTTGTTGTCTTTCATGCCTTTTCCCTCAAAACAACCACTTCGGTCAAAGGTTTTTCGATTTTTTTGCTTAAAAATTGAGCATGGTTGTAAGTATATCCTTTCGCTTGCTCTCTGTTTTTAGTCCATAAAACCATCCCAAGATAAACGTCTTTAACATAAACCCTTGAGTCCTTTCTCCGGACTGCGAATTCTAAATTTTCCGTAAACATCACTCCTCTCCCTATTTTTTCGTTCTGAGTTTTAACTAAAATCTAAATAAAACTGATAGTGTGTATTTTCAATCCTTTTTTGGGCCATTGAAACATATTCAGGGTTTATTTCAATCCCTATCCAATTACGTCCTAATTTTTTTGCTACTACTCCGGTAGTTCCGCTTCCCATAAACGGATCCAAAACAATTCCGTCTTTCGGGCAACCAGCTTTTATTGGAGTTTCGATAAGCTCCTCAGGGTATACTGCGAAATGTAGCCCACTATAATTTCTTGTCGATATAGACCAAACAGACCGTTTATTTCTCATAAAGTCTGTTGAAGGATAATCAGTTATCATAGGTTCTTTTTGCTGCTTGAAGTAATATTTCTTGTTTTTTACAAAGAAGAATAGTTTCTCGTAATCGGTGGTGAACCGGTCTTTAACGCTTTCCGGCATAGCATTCGGCTTATGCCATATAATTTCGTTTCGAAGAATATAGCCTAGTTCATCGGTCATCATAAGGGCAAACCGAGATGGTATTTGCAACAGACATTTACCAGTATATTTTTTGCTCAATGAAATGCTTTGACCGTTTCTACCGTTTTTATATTTAGGATCTCTATAGTTTTGCTTATCACAAATTCCACCATAGGCATCCCCTAAATTTACCCAACAAGAACCTTCTGCTTTTAAAACTCTTTTTACTTCAGCAAATATATCGCATAATTTTTTAAAATAGAGTTCCAAATTTTCTTCCCTACCTATCTGATCGACCACTCCGTAATCCCGTAATCCCCAATAAGGCGGAGATGTGATTACCATATCAATGCATTCGCTAGGGAATGTTTTCAGAATCTCTAAACAATCCCCTTGATAAATATGATTAATTTTCATTACATCATCTCCTTCACACTCTCGCCTCTTTCAAAATAAACTCATTTGACCTCGCTTTATTTACAATTCACGCTCCGACCTCTTTAAACGCTTCTATCACAGGTTTTTCCTGGTTGAACACCAACCGCATTTGGCCGTCTAGGCCCGCCTTTTTGTCTTGCAATGCTTGTAATTTAGCACGCCTGTTGATTGCGGCCCAAACTGATTTAGAATATTCTTTATACTCTTCTTTGGTAGCAATTTTTACTCCTCTGCTTGTGCAAGAAAATATTACTGTCTGAATAACTCCGGATTCTCTTAGTTTCCGGATGTCCTTTTTGAGTGTTCTAATAGCAGTCGAATTGTTGATGTCAGTTTCCGGCAGCTCGCCGTAAAGTCCGGTTTCTTCTACGATTTCCTTAAGATGTTTATAATCGTCTTGCTCTTTGAGATAGTCATACAAGCGCCATTGTCTGCTGATTAGTTCTTTTTTAAATTTCATTTGCTTTCCCCCTTTCAGAACGGTAAATCGTCGTTGTTGACATCGTATGCGAATTCCGACGGTTGGAACGGATCTTGAGTTTGCGGCGGACTCATAAAATCTTGCGGTGTTCTTTCTGCAGTAGATTCGTTTTTGTTTGAAGATAGAAACTCAACTTTCTCGACATTGACTTTAGTCACATATTTTTTGGAACCGTCTTTAGAATTAAACGAACTTGTTTGGATGCTGCCTTCCACTGCGATTTGTGAGCCTTTCCGCATGTACTTGACTAAATTCTCAGCTGTTTTTCTCCAGGCAACACATCCGATAAAGTCGGCCTCGTTGTTGCCGAATGGGCGATTGACGGCCAACACAAAATTACATACTGCGATATCGCCTGCCACTTGTAGTTCCGGGTCTTTAGTAAGACGACCGATTAAAATTACTTTATTCATACAAACTCAATCCTTCCTCTCTTATCGTCTTTTTGAACCATTTCTCGAATTCAGCAACGGACTTTACAGTGATTATTTCACGACCGTATTTTTGAGCAAACAGTTTCCGCTTGAGTTTGAAAACTTGTGTTTCTGACGCCGGGCTTTTGACGTCAATCGTATAAATCTTCCCGTTGATCACTACATTGAAGTCGCCTTTGTAAACTGTTTTGCGGTAGCGATTCCCATTGACCATGAAGCCATCAATGAGAACATATTCCGGCTGCCTATCGAAAGCGATAGGATATTTTTTTAAAAACTCAAGCAACTTGAGATAGATATGAGACTCAAGTTTGCTGTCAAATGTGATGTTTCTAACCGTTGTTTTGCGGTTGTGGTATTTGCTGAACATCCTTCTTCTCCTTTCCACTGAAATATTCAAGAATGTGAGCGACGCCCAAATTATGCCCCGTAAACTCAAGGATTTTTTCCTTCAGCCATTCGCTAACTTGGCCATCCTCAATTTCCAGTATTGCCGCCGCATATTCTCCGGAAACCCAGTGGTTTTCTCTCGGTTGGAACGCTCCCGCGTCATTCATCTGTTCGACAATCGCAAGAAGCTTTGTCCGCATCTGACCTTGCCATTTTTCAACGATCGCCTCATATTCCTGGATCAAGGCGGCGATGGTCGGAGTATAAACTGATTTCCGAACATAATTTTTGGCGGCTTCAAACATAATATCGTACTTATAATCCCGCAGCATTACGACATAAACAAAATCGCTTTCTTTCGTTTCCTTGAGAATCGGAAAAGCGCCTTCCAAAAAAGTTTTGATTTTTAAAGCTTCTTTATCTGTCATTTGCTTGCACCTCCATATAACGCCTGAACGCGTCTTTCAATATCGTCCTCTATTGAGCTTGGAGCGTCTTTTGGCATATAATTGCCTTCGAGAACTTTAACAAAGTTATT